GCCAAAGATCTTGCATTACAAGGTCTACTACGGCATGAAATCGGAAAAGGGTAAGGACGGCCAAGAGGCGCGTAATCCTGATCCGAACGCCATTCTCTACTACGAGAGTCCAGACAAGCGCGTCTATGACGTCAACCGACATGAGTGGTCTGCCGCGCGCCCGTCAATACTCGATCACCTCAGTTCGCGCTCGCTCATGTTTGATGAGCAGGGTCACGACGTGATGGGCGCACTCGTTCATGGCGTCCTTGACGATGAAGACTACATGGCCTTGGATAAGGCAGAGATGCTCAATGACCACCACAAGACTGTGTACGGATTGAGCAAAAAATTGCAGGAGCAAATGCAGTCGCTGGAAAAATCTATTGACGATGAGCCGGTACCGCTGCAGGACGACGAGCAGATGGACACGGCCGAACAGCAGGCCGGCATGACCGGCGGTGAGCAGACCGCGGCCTCTGAGAGCGGGTCTGACGTTGCTGCTCAGTTCATGGCCGGTGTCTCCCAAGAGGAACAGCCAGAGATCCCGGAAGAAACGATCAATGCGGTCCAAGAGATCGTTCGCGTGGCTCTCGCATCACCGGCCCTCGACGAAGCGATCCGCCGGATGGTTGCCGAGGAGTGCAACAAACACTTCTCGAACTTCCTTGGAATGATTGAACAAAATGGCGAACGCCAGCCCGGCACAGAGGAATTTCAGGAACATCAGACATCGGTCGCCCCCTAAAAGCAGGCTTGATGGTTTTGGGCCCGTAACCTAATATGGTTACGGGCTTTTTTGTATTTAATGTCCGTGGTAAAATAGGCTAGAGGTACTTTATGGACGAGCTGGTTAAAATTGCAGAATTTTCGCTTAATTACGTCGAGGCGTTGCGTCGCGGCGTGGATAAGTTCACGGGAATGTTGCCTATTTTGACCGAGCAGAAAATAAGGGCCCTGGCGAGCGAGAAGCTCAATACGACGCTCGAGGACTATCTGAGCGCCGTGTCGGTGACCATGAACAACTACGTCATGGTGGTTGAGCTGGATGAAGACGACTGGTTGGCGAACGCTATCGAAACCGGTGCCGACCCCTTCAGCATGAAGCAAACGCACCTGAACAGCCCCAAGGCGAAATTTGGTCGCCCCGACCCAAAGACTGGCGTTCGCTACAAGTACATGAGAATTCCGATCGGTAAGGAGGCTGGTCAAAAGCCCGGCTCGACGGAAAAATCGAAAAAGATCCAAGAGAAGATCAATCAGGTGATGATGAAGCCGCAGTTCGGCCTTTCGCGTCTGAAGACCATGATCGACGGCACCGTGACTCAGTCCCAGCAAGTGCTGACGTCAGATCCCGACTTGGGCGGACTCTACCGCGTCCGCCAGTTCGAGTCGGCCACCGACTTCCACGCCGGCAACAAAAAGCCAAAGTGGAGCTTGATCATGTTCAGGACGATCTCTGAAAAGCCATTTACTTCAAAGTGGGAACACCCCGGCATCAAGCCGGCCAATATCTTTCGCGACACTGAGACTTGGCTCAAGACGAATGCTGATGCAATGCTTGACGCCTTTTTGCAGACCGAAGTTGATAAGCTGGGGGGCCTGTAATGTTCGCAGTTGCAGACATCGTGGGTGTTGTCGTTTTGCAAGAGCGTTTGCAGCATTTGCGCAAACACCCAAACCAACTCAACTACATCTTGAGCCCGTTTACCAAATATGCGGCGATCAGGGACATGGTCGGCGCAGAGTACATCGACCAGATCACCAAATGGGTTCTCGAGAACGCCTTTCACGTTGCGCCGTATTATCAGCACGATATGCAGAAGATGCCGAGTGTCGTGTTTGTGCATCGCACCAACGAAGCGCAGCTGTATCTCGGCGATTACGGCAGCGAAGGTTGCCAGGAGATCGTGTCAGCGCCGGTAGTTTATTCGGAATTTGACATTGTTGGAACCGACGGCAAAAACGTGCTGTATGTGCCGGCAGCCTATGAGATCGAAAAGAAGCTCTGGCGCAACGTGTTCGTCAAGAACGCCCAGTTTTACGCCCAGGTCACCGGCATTCACCCGCGACCCGACCAAGACACCATGGTCATTCTCGACAAGGATGTGCCGGAAGGCATCGCGATGCGCGGATGGACGTCCCAAAGCGCCGAAAAGTTAAAGGGATTTCAGATCAATGCCAGCACCGACGACACGGAGCTGGTCGCGAAGCTGACGACCCACGGCGACTATAGCATCCACCGGCTTGCCGCCACCGTTATCCGGTATTGCTTTAAGAGCGCGCGCCTCAATTTTGATGATTATGGCTTCCAAAATGCCAGAATTAATCAAGGCATGCCGGTACTTACGGATGACACCCAGAAGGTCTACGAGACCGTCTTCACGATTTCTGGCAAATATACCGATCATTGGATCGCAAAAGAGTTTGAAGTTAACGATCCTTCTGATAAGCTGGAAGAGGGATTCATCGCATGCAACGGGGAGACTCAGGTAGTCTTGGAGTAGAAAATGTTTACGATAAAAGGGGTTGCCGTTGAGTGTATCGAGGCGTTTGGCGACCAAATCCTAGTGCAAGAGCTTGTTTCTAAAAGCATTTATCTGGTTGGTTATTGCGATATAGATCCAATTCAGCCGGTTGATATAATTGAAGAAAAGTCAAACGTTATCTCACTTGAAGGGTGGAAACAATGGGAAGAAAAGTCAAACTTGACGCGGCCGGTCAGCCGGTACCGCCAAAGCCTCGCAAGCCGCGGGCTCCAAGCGCAAAAAAAGAAACCAAAGCTCCTAGCGAGCCGGTAGCCGAGGCTTCGCAGCCCGCGCCGGCCGAGGTCGCCCCGCTAACTCAGGCTCAAGAAGACCTGATCCAGGAGACCTTGGATTCGCTCGGTGACACGCTCGTCGAGCCGGCGGCAGAAAAGCCAGCACCTCAGGCACCGCCAACTCGCAAGCTCCAGGCCTCAAATCCAGAAGATGAAATTCTCGATCTCGAGAATGCCGCCTCGACCATGGTCAAGGGATACAAAGAGAGCTGGCGCGCCGCAATTGCAGCCAAGGCCAGATCGATGGGCATCGGTGATCGTGCCTCCAAACGCGAGTGGAAGGGTGTCTTCGTCGCGTGGGGCGGCCATAGTATTTTAAGGTAACGCAATGAAACCATTACTGGCATATCTTTTCTTGGCGATTTCTGTCTTCTTTTCCTGTGGCAGGGAGGATGAAGAGTGGAAAAAGCGCTTCGTTGACTGCTACGACGGTTGCACCCAAGAAGAAATCGATTCGGCTCGCGCCGAAGGTAAGGTGGTCTATGTTCCGGTCGCCGGCCCTCAAGGTCCGGCCGGTAATCGCGGCGTCATGGGTCCAACGGGCCAGAATGGCACCAACGGCGTCGATGGTCAAGACGGCAGCACCGGCGAGACTGGTCTGCCCGGCCAAGACGGGCACAGTGTCGTTTTCATGATCACGACAGCGACGACCTGTACGAACGGCGGTCAGACAATCCTCTTGGCGACAGACGCCAACGACAACGGAACCCTGGACTTGGCGACAGACGGCAATCTCTCGTCGGCTACGATTTGCAACGGCGGCGACGGCGAGGATGGCGAAGACGGGGATGATGCACCTCCATCACCTTTCACTCCAGTCGGCCTGATAGATCCGTGCGGCGACAAGCCGTCCGTCTGGGACGAAGTCCTCCTCAAGTTGTACGACGGCAGCCTGTTGGCCTCGTTCAGCGACAATGCCAACGGCGCAAATACGCGCCTCTCGGTTCTGCCGGCTGGCACTTACATGACGACCGACGGCGACGCATGTGTGTTCACGGTAAATGCAAGTCTTGAGGTTGTCGGCGAGAGCCACCAGAACTAAAAATTTCTCAATGGTAAGAATCTTTTGCGGACTGGCGACACAAAGCCAGTCCGCTTGTTTTTGACAGGCCTTGCGTGGTAAAATTTACCGACGGGCTTCGTGCGCCGAGGTTCAAATGAGCGGTCGAGACCGAGAGTCCAAGTTGATAACGGAGCTGCGCAAAAAGAATCGCAAGCTTTCGATTGAAAATCAAAAATTACGAAAACAGTTACGATTAATTGAAGAGCAGTCTGTCGATCAGTTTGAAGATGACACCCCGCCACTTCCCACCACTATCAAAGGTGAGGGCGGGGTTAATTGTCGAAAGTGTGGCGCATACGTTGATAATGTTTTTGATTTAGTGGGCAAGAGATACTATCTGTGCTCGTGTGGCTCTAAAGGTCCAGTTGGAGTTTGAAGTGGTTAAAATGTCTTCTTGGGCAGCATCGGTAGTTGATCAAAAGTATGCCCACGACCTCGGGGATCGCAAGGAAACGTGGGAAGAGATCGCACTCAGGGTCACCACTAACGTTCTCGGCGCGCTCGGCTACACCTCGGCCGATGCCGTTTTTGTTGATACGCTCGAGGCCATCACGGACAGAAAATTCATTCCCGGCGGGCGATACCTGTATTCGTCGGGTCGCCCATTCCATCAGGTTCAGAATTGCTTGTTGCTGCGCGCAGAGGACTCCCGTGAGGGATGGGCAGACCTTTTACGCCGCTCGGCCATGGCACTGATGACTGGCGCTGGCATCGGCGTTGACTATAGCACCGTTCGCCCCGAGGGGTCTCCAATCGTAAAGACTGGCGGCTTCGCAACCGGTCCGTGCGCGCTCATGCAAATCCTCAATGAGACTGGCCGCGGAATCATGCAGGGCGGCGCGCGCCGCTCGGCTATTTGGGCCGGTCTGAACTGGAAGCACCAGGACGTTTTTGCGTTCATGGCGCTCAAGAACTGGTCACCGGAAATCAAGGCGATGAAGGCAAAGAATTTTAATGCCTACGCCCCAATGGACATGACCAATATTTCGGTTCTGCTCGACGACGCTTTTTTTGTCGCGTACCACGATGCTGGACACCCAGATCACGCACGCGCACAGAAGGTTTACTGGCAGGTCGTCACTCAAATGGTCATGAATGGCGAACCCGGATTTAGCATCGACGTCGGCGTCAATGCAGGCGAAACCCTAAGGAACGCCTGCACGGAGATCACCAGTCCAGATGACAATGACGTTTGCAACCTCGGCAGCATCAATATGGCCAGGGTGTCATCTCTCGAGGAAATGTCAAAACTTATCAACATCGGAACTCTTTTCCTGTTGGCGGGCACGGTTTACAGTGACCTGCCGTATGACGAAGTTGACCTGACGCGCAAAAAGAATCGCCGTCTGGGGCTTGGCCTGATGGGCGTCCACGAGTGGCTCGCCATGCGCGGTCTGCCGTACGCCCCGTCCGCAGAGCTTGAGCCGTATCTCGATCTGTACGCCATGAGTACGGAAATCGCTGCCAAGTTCGCCGCCCAACACGGCCTGTCTGCCCCCATCAAGACGAGGGCCATGGCCCCCAACGGAACGATCGGCATCGCGGCCGAAACGACAACCTGTCTGGAGCCACTATTCGCAAAGGCGTACAATCGCCGCCGGCTTGTTGAGAAAACTTGGCAATCACAGTACGTCATTGATCCGACGGCCAAGAGGCTGGTCGAGATGGGCGTCGATCCGTCCTCAATAGAAGACGCCTATTCAATCGAGCCAGAGCGACGGGTTGCGATGCAGGCATGGTTTCAAAGGTATGTTGATCATGGGATCAGCTCGACCATCAACCTGCCTGCTTGGGGATCTCCACTCAATAATGCTGACAAAGTCAAAGACTTCGGCGACATGTTGATGAAATACCTTCCTCAGCTGAGGGGGATTACGGCCTATCCCGACGGTTCGCGCGGCGGTCAGCCACTGACCCCTGTTGACCTGAAGCTTGCTCTCGAGCGAGAAGGTGAGGTATTCTACGAAAGCGTTGATGTGTGCGACATCACTAAGACCGGCGGGTGTGGATAATAGCCACTCGGCTGTAATCCGCCGCTGAGTGTGATAAAATAAAAACCATTGGGAAATGTGTTACCCTTTTGCTAGGAGTTTGCCAAATGGCTCTCAGTCCAGAACTTACAAAATTGTTGAATGATTTTGCAGACTCGCAACCCGCTTTGCGTCTGCCGACTCAGCCAGCAGGCAAATCAAATCCAAAAATCGGTGACGCTATCAACGAAGCCATCGCCACCGCAACCGGTGAAGATGCTTCAGGCCTTACCTATACCCCAGGTACCCCATCGGACTGGTCACCGGCTCCCGCTCAAGGCGCTGAAGCCCTTGATCAGCTGGCTGCCCGCACGGAAGCGGTCGAAACCGTCGCTTCCGGCGCTGCATCTGCCGCCGGCACAGCGCAAAGCACCGCAGAAGATGCTGAAAATCAAGCATATACTGCCGGTACCCCGGCGGACTGGCTGACGTCGGCACCGACGACACTCAAGGCTGCTCTCGACCGCTTGGCATCTGCCGTCGAAGGCCTGCTGGCTGCCCCGATCCCATAACGAAGAAAAACCACTAGGTTTGTGGTAAAATTGACAAGCGATAACGGAAATCCAACCGTTCTAGGAGACAGAGATGAGTTCACCACGAGTTCAGAAGATCTATCAAGGTTTGACCGAGCAGCTCCGCAAACTCGGCCCCTACGCAAACGCGTTTAAGAGCGGCATCGTCGCTCAAGGTCGCGATTCGACTGGCCGCGATGCCGTCGTGATCGACTTGACGGACTCGACGTGGGCAACGGCCAACCTGCGAGCAATCGTAGCTGCCAATCCTGCCTCGGACGTGAACAACACGGCCGCGCTGAAGACCCAGTCCCACGCGTCTGGCTACTTCATCGACGGTTCGGTCTCCTTCGAAGTACGCATGGAAACCCCAGCGTCTTGGACTGGCGACCACGCCCGCTTCCAACGTGAACTGCTGCATGCACTCCGCGGCCAACTTGGCGCTCCGATGCAGTTGCTCTTGACGGCAAACGCTACTGAGCCTACGCTGAACGGCATCAACGGTGCTGTTGCAACCGCTGCAACGACCGACGCCGGCACGTACCAACCTTACTTCTTCGCGCTGCCGGGCGGCGTCTAAGAGTTTGTTGGAAACTGAAAAGAGGATTCGCCATGGAAAAAAGTCAAGTTCAAAAAAACATGGAAGACGCAATGTTCGAAACCGTTAATAAAATTAACGAAGTTTTGGCCAAGTCGGGCTACCCCATGAATAAAGACGAAGGCGCTCCTAGCGACAACTTGGAAGACCAAGCTGCTGCTGGCGCACCAGCCGCTGAAGGCGCTCCGGCTCCTGAAGGCGCACCAGCCCCAGAGGGCGAACCTGAAGGCGCTCCGGCTCCTGAAGGCGCACCAGCCCCAGAGGGCGACCCAGAAGGTGGCGATCAGGGCCAAGACATGCACATGATGGCTCAGTCGCTGCAAGACGAAGAGCTGCACATGATGCTCGAAGTTCTGCAAGCCGAAGCTGAGCGTCGCCAAGCACAAGCTGCTCCTGAAGGCGCTCCGGCTCCCGAAGGTGCCCCAGCTGCTGCTCCAGGTCCAGAAGACAATCAGCTCGCGATGTCGATGAAAAAAGACTACGCCTCGCTCGCCAAGTCGGTCGAAGCAATCGCAAAAAATCAGACGGATCTGATCAAAACGGTTGAAAAACTGGCAGTTGCTCAAGCTGCACGTCCAGCCGCTGCACCAGCCACCGCCCGCCAAGCTCCTCGCCCAGCCGCCGCGAACCGCACGGTTCAGGTCATGGAAAAGAGCACGCCGGCTGTCGCCGCTCCACAGCGCCTGAGCAAGAGCGAAACGGTCGCCTTCGTCGAAGGTGAAATTCGCAAAGGCAACCGTCAGGTCAACACCTCGACGATCACCGACATCTTGTACGCCGCAGACGAAAAAGAACTGCACGGCATTCAAGACAGCCTGAAAAAACAAGGCGTCGCGTTTCCTGTGCTCTAAGCAATCAAAAAGTTTCCAAAAAGCGCTGGGTCACCCCGGCGCTTTTTATTTTGTCCCAAGCATGAAGAGGTTGTCGGCGACCCAAGCGCTGAGACCGTCGGCTTTTTCCGAATATTCCATATTCATAGTATCTTCAATGGCTTGACGATCGATCTCGTTCGTCCCGAAGCGCTGGGCATTGCGCAGCTCGTAGCGATAGGCCTGCTGCTCTGCAGCCAAAATGCCGTCGAACCCAAGCCTGTCGAGTGCAAGAACGAAGACCATCCGCTGGTTGCAGTGGATCTCGAGTTCGTGCGCCAGGGTGGAGGCCAGTATCGACCAGCTGTCGAAAGCGGCCGGCCCTATCCTGACGACCGAATTGACGAAGAATGGATTGGTGGTGGTTATGCCGCGATCTCGTACCGATGGGTCAAACGTGGGTCCAGTCACATTTGGCGGAACCTTGATGCCGAACATGATGACGGCGAGGTCTATGCTTGCCTGACCGGCACTTGGCGCACCCGGCGGTGGTATCACCTTAACTTTTGCCATTGCCTTCCAGAACTTAGCCTCTTCAGAGGTGTGTCTCAGTGAGACCCCAGCACCGAAAGATACCGTTATCAATACGAAAAAGATGATTTTGAGTCGTTCCATGGTGTCATCCTAAAATTTAGAATATCATTCCAGAATCTAGAATCAGACAAACATCAGCGAAAACATGGGTGCCGACCATTCCGCGACGACTTCGCCGGTGGCTTGGTTGATCAGCTGCGCTTTGTCGATCTGAACGATGACTTTGTCAGAGACATGGCCATTGACGCCACCGGGCATGAATGAGCGGTTGTAGCGCTCGACAGTGTCTTCCAGGCGTTTTGGCGTCGCCGGTCCGCTCCAGGCCATAGGGAAGCTGCTGGTGTTGGTGCGGATCTCGACTCGGTATTTGGGTGTCGTCGTCTTGCCCATGGCTTCCTCCAGTTGGTTGACCCCTCTCTTATCGGCATTTTCGTCAAAAACTTTAGGACTTTTTCATAAGCTGCTTCCGTGGTAAAATAGCTAGGCTAACTGCCTGTTCTCGTTAGGGGATTGTTTTATGACCAAGGAATCTCAAGGCTCAGGAAATACTAACAAAAATTCTTCCGGACACATGCGCCTTGCCGACCGCGTCAAGAAGCTGCGTGATGGCGTCCGTATGCACCTATATAGCGAATATTCCGAAGAAAAAGGCGACAAAGTCGAAGTCGCCGAAGTCGAGCACGAAGGTAAGGTCGTTGGCCGCTACGTCAAGAAGGGTGACACCGTCGTTGAGACCCACGGCAGTCACGATGCCCAAGACAGCGGACTCCACGTCGAGGCCGCAAAGGCTGCCGGCATCGGTGCCGACAACATCACCCACACGGTTGCCTCCCAGGCTGCTCATCAAGCTGCTGAGGCCGGCGGTGAATGGGGCGAAGGTCCACAAGACATCGGTTCGCTAGGTGACCATCAGGCCGACACTCCAGGCGGCAAGCCAGAAGAGAACGTCGAAGGTGACCTGACTCCGGGAAAGTCCAAGGAAGTCAAACCGAAGGACGCCAAAGACGGCAAGAAGCCTGACTCCTCGATGAGCAAATTGGCCACGATTAAGTCAGGAGAAACTGATCTCAAGAAAACGACGCAAGTCACTCGAGATGACGCCATCTTGCTTGATCCGGCACATCCGAAGCACCAGCAGCTGAAAGCTTTCTATGAGAAGCATCTTTCTGGATCTTCTCATCACATGGCTGCCGCCATTACTCATGCGCCAAAATATTCGAAGCAATGGCTTCAGAATCAAGACAAAGCCGGCGGCAATCCCGATCTAACCAAATCTCAGAATCCTGGCATCCGCGGCTGGAAAGCAATGTTCGCCGCGGCTCGCCTGGAGCACCTGTCGAAAGCTCCGCAGGAGCCAAAGTCGAACATGCACCCGGCGCTGTCGGCGCATCCAGATCCAAGCAAGCGTGCCAATGCCGCGGCTGAAGCTGCCGTGCGTACACCGCGGTCGTCCAGGGTTTCAGTTTCTATGTCTATGAACAAGGCCGATGGCGACAATGACTCTCCAGGCGTGAAAATGCTGCGCGCACAACTCAAGAAGCCGCACAAAAACCGTCCAGGTTCGACCGACGACAAGATCAGTGAAGCTTTGGACCGTCAGGGCAAAGCTGGCAGTCCGTATGCCTCCAAGCGTGACGACAGCACCCACACCGGCACACACCAAAAGCTGCCAGAGCACGTCACGAATCCGCGAGGCCCCGACAGGGACGCCAAGCGCGCCGCAAGGACTGAAGCCGACGATCGCCAGCGCGCCCAGGATCGATCATCTGAGCGTCACGGCGGCAAGCCAGTTTTTTTGAAAGAAATGAAGCGCTACAAACAGCACACCGCATCTGGTCGCCCGTTTCAAGTCATGTTGGGCACCGACGAGGCTCATCGTAGCCTCGCTGGCGCGCATCACGTCCTTGAGAAGCCGATGACCGTTCAGGAGGTCCACGGCGAACTGCGCAAGCCAACATCGCCACTATCCCGCAGGGTCCTTGATTCGGTCGATGGTGGTCACGACACGCTGTACATTCATCAGCCGAAAAGTCAGGCCGGCGCGTCTCACGGCACCCTCAAGGTCGTCAAGTCGGAGTTGGCCAAGTCTTCCGTTACTCGGTCCGGCTACCCGCGCCGAAGCCGCCAATCGAATCTGTTTGCCGCCGTGCGCCAGATGGTTGCGCGTCAAAAGATGCAAAAGAATGAGGAGATGGGATATCCGGAAGGATCTCCAGACCCAATGGCAATGTCAAAGGCGGAGCCCGCCGTCCCAAAGACCCACGCCGAACATGCTGAGGCTGCGGCCCAGGATGTTCGGCAGATGCTGCACGAGAAGCGGACCCAGAAGGCCGGCACAGAAAAGCCAGCCCATAACGAAAAGATCCGCGCTCTCGCGGACGGTTATGCCAAAACCAAGGGCATCAGTTTGACCCATGGTGCGCCGATGGCTGAGATTGATCCTCAGCATTCGAGCAAGATTGCCCAGGCGTTCGAAGCGATGCCGCATGCACCTAACGACCCGAAGGTCAAAAATGCGTATGGCGCGCTGATCAATGAAACGATGGATCAATTCAACCACATCAAAAACAGTGGTTTGAAGATCTCAAAAATCCAGCCGGGCATGGAAAACCCTTACAAGGCTGGCTCAAAAGATCTGTTCCACGACATTAACAATAACAACCATTTGTGGTACTATCCCACTGAAAGTGGTTTTGGTGACGGTCAGACGAGCGACCATCCGCTGCTCGCGCCGACCAAAGAGATGATTGACGGCAAGCCACTGCTTGCCAATGATGCGTTCAGGATCGTTCACGACGTTTTTGGTCATGCCAAAGAGGGTCACGGATTCGGACCGCGCGGCGAAGAGAGCGCTTGGCGCACTCACATGCCGATGTATTCGCCAGAGGCGCAAAAGGCGCTGACGAGTGAAACTCGCGGACAGAACAGCTGGGTGAATTTCGGACCTCATGGCGAACACAATCGTCAGAATCCGGGAAATACCAAGTACGCAGAGCAGAAGGCTGGGATTTTGCCCGATTGGACGATGGAACATTCGAAGAAGGTGCCATAATTGAAGCTCGAGCACTACTCAAATAATCCAGATCTCATGGCGCACGGGATAGACCCAAAGCGTCATGGCTCCGGCGTTCGCGGCGGTGAATCGAAGCGCAAGATCATGCCGGATTGGGTCGATCGGTCATATCATTACTTGGCCGGTACCACGCCGGAGGCGGCATTTCAGTCGTCGCCGCACGTCTACGAATCTGAAGTCCCCGACGAGAAGATCTACGACTATCAAAAAGACCCTCTCAACCTTAGGGTGAAGTCCAGATGGGGCGACGGACTCGACGTCAACCTATACGAGAAAAACATCAGAGATTCCGGCTATCACGGCTACATTAACCGCGGCATGCCAGACAAGACAATGAGTTCGGTGGTCGCCCTGTTTCATCCGATCAAGCCAACATCTGTTCGTGCGAGAGACAACATGCAAAAGACCAAGAGTCACTCCTCAGATCTTCGGGACATCAGGAATCATCCAGATTTGGGCATGCACAAGGAATACAAAGGCTTCAAGTATCAGCCCAGCGCTGGGATGTATAGTTTTATTCGCCCGGGATCGAACAAGGTCGAATACTCGACAGCTAAAGATTTCAAGGAATTTCACGACACGGTGATCGCCCCGTCAACCGGACTCAATAAGGCCAAAAATTCCCGTGATCAGCGCGCCCAAGTCTGGGGCGTCCACGCTCAGCCGCCACGTATGTCTGACAAGCGTATCAAGATGATGCGCCACATTCGCGACTTCGTGCAGCATGCCCTTGGCATCGACCTTTCTGTCGCGCAGGGCAAAATTGACACGGAGACGGGCAAGCTCAAAACGCCGGTCTCCCAGCTGCCAGAGCACGAAAAGCCATACGACATCTTCACCGACAAAGGCGTCGCCGAGGAGCATCGCCGCCTCGCCGCTCTGGCCGAGGCAAATAAGGGGAAGGCCCCGGCAGAGAAGCCGACCGCCAAGACGCCCGGCCTGATCAACAAATTGCGCCGCATGCGCGCCGCCGCCGGGTTGGCTCCAACGCGACGCATGGACCCGAAACCAGATTGGCGCTCTGGCAAGCTCCAGACCCAACCAAGTCCAGACGCCGCCGTCCATGAGATCGGTCATTTGCTTTTGACCCCGGAAGGCACGTCGCTCGGTCAGACCCAAGAGGACATGGATCACGAGTTCGGTCAGGTCATCGCCAAGATCGGCTTTCTGAAGCAGAAGATGACACAGGGCGAAATTCAGCCGATGGCCGTCGAGAACAAGATTCGCCGCGTCCTTGGTTTGCCGGCAAACAAGCAAAGCATGAACCCGCGCCCAATGTCTGAGCATGGTCGGCCTGTCGAGCAGGCACTTGACCAACCAACTCCGCGCTTCGTTCGTGGCGTCGCTGAGGGCCAGAAGGGCCCCCAAAGTGTTGACCTTATCCGCCAAACGCGCCTCCTGTCGCCCGCCAACTCTGAGCGGTTTGACAAGTTCATCCGCGGCGAGATCCAGTATCACCCTGAAAAGGGCTGGGTTCCTGGTACTTCCCCGGATTCCAAAATCAACCAGCGGGCTCGCGCCGCCGCTGACGAGCCAAATCCGGACAAGTATTTTGCCCGCAAAGACAAGGACACGCTCATGCGCTCTGAAGGGTCTGACATGTCAAAAAGTGATTATTCCAGGAGTGTTGCCCAAAAGATCAAGCTCCTGAAGGAAGCTTGTGCCGACAAGCGCGAGCCCAGCTTGAGCCAGCAGGTCAAGACCGTCAAAGAGAAGTACGCCCCCAAGATGGCAAAGGGTGGCAATGCCGGCACGGCATCCCTGGCATCTACCACCGGTGCCGCCGCTGGCATGCGCAATGCCTTCGGTGGCGGCTCTCCAGCCCCTGCCGCTCCTGCGCCAGCTCCGGCCCCATCGACCAATACTGGCTCGTTCGCCGGCAACATCACCGCCGGCCTCAACTCGATGCTAGGCAAGAGCGACGAGTATCCGGACCCTAAAGAGGAGTTCATGAAGCTCCGCGAAAAACTTGGCCGCGATCCGACCGAAAAAGAGCACAGTGACCATGTCGGGGATCTGGCTGGTGACTATCACGACCGTCAAAAGCGGCTGAAGAAGGCCACTGAAAAATTCTGCAGTCTTCGGAAGGCTAAATGGCCGGTTCCAGGACTCGTACCGCCAAGCGGCGATAAGGGTGTGGGTGGCCAAAAGGCACTAAAAAAGAGTGAAGGCGCTGACGCTGAAACGGCTAAAATCAATGAAAATAAGAAGAAGCCGGAAGCGAGCCAGCGCCATAAGTTTAAGGCTGCCCAGTGGACTCACCCCAATGGTCATCCGCGGTGCATTATTTGCGGCGACGAAGAGCGTACCGACGGTATGTGCGACGGCCTGAAGAAATCTGACGGCAAGTGGCACAACCTCGGGTCGCCAACTCAAAAGCCCTTCCAGCCGAGCCTGTCTCACGCCAACAGTGTCGAGAATTCGACTCGTATGCCGAAGCCGGCCAAACCGCAAACACGCACGAGCGTCCGGGTGTCTACCGGCCGTGGCGTGTCTGTCAGCATGAGCAAAGCCAGCAATCAGGACCTCAAGCCAGCGGCAGACGCGCGCAAACAGCAGTACGCCGCCAAAGTGCTTGGGTCATTTGCCGATGGTCAGATCCTTCATAATGATGCTGGCCACCCAGGCCATGCGCAGTTTTCAAGGCTCAATCACATGCGAGCCTCCCTGATCCACACCAAAAAGGCCGGCGAAATGGAAGCCGCCAAGCAGTACCCAGAGGCGGCTCACCATCGCGAGCAGGCTGCCAAGCACAAGGCGGCATGGAAGGGCGGCATGGCCAAGTCGGAAGGACTCGAGAAACGCTCAAAGAATGTTCGCGAACAGACCCGCAACATTACCCGCGAACAGCGCGCGAAACGTTTGATGAACTATTTCAAGCGCCAGGGCCTCAACGTCTCCGAAGGCCGGCAGGATCGTTTTGGCATCGGCAAAGATCAGCGCGGAGTCACCTATAGCCCTATGGCCGGCTCACCCGAACACGAGGTTGGCCACGTCATTGAGACTCCTGTTGGCACAACCCTGCGAGATCATCAAAAGAATCTAGGGCAGGTATCATCAAATGTGGGAATGCCGCAGTCTGAACGCGTTGAGCGCGAGAGTACGGCATTCAAGATCCAGCCGATGATTGAGCGTCGAGCTGGCGTCAAGCCTGACAATTCTGGCGCACACGTATATCACGCCAAAAAAGAACCGAAGCGTATGGATGCGGCTCGCGACAGGGCTCACCGCGAAATGGGTGCGTACGACGAGGGTCGCAAGGTGATTGGTCCGAAAGGTCAAGTCACTCAGGGCACGTCGATCGACGCCAAAATCAATCAACGGGCCCAGAAATCTGACGGACCAAAGCTCCAGGTTGTTCCGCATCCGCCAGAAGTCATCGATGTTGACCCAGAGATCCTGTCGAGCATGAAAGCTCGTCTCGGACAGGAGGCAACTGAAAATACGGCCAAGCTGGTTGCCGCGGTCAAGAAATTCACCGCCAGCAAAAACACTCAGGGACAGCCACCATTCATTGACGATGGCTTCAAGAACAAGCTCGCGGCGATCACTAAGCCGCTCGATAAGGCAGCGCCGGCCAAAGAACTTTGGCAGATGACTCGCAAGGAGTACGACGCCAAGTACGGACAATCGCGTGCCAATGCGACATCAACTCGATTTCACCCGCACGCTGGTGCCGTCGAGACTGCGATGAATCGCGGCTTGCCGGTTCCACCGGCTGTGGTTGCGGACTATCCTCACCTGTTGCCAAAAAAGTAAGTCAATTTTGAGTGGTAAAATGATGGCTGGGGTGTTTTCATGGGCGAAGTCATAGATCTTGCTGAGGCTCGCCGTCGCCGCGACGAGAAGAAGTTGAAGCGGCAAATAAAGAAAAACACTGAAGACCGCGGCTCCGGCCGCAGAAGCAGTAAGATTTCTGATGCCATGGCTAAATGGGGCAACCTGAACGGTTCTAAGTCGTTAGAACGAATGAAGAAACTGTTCACTAGAAAGAACGACGATGATACTAAACCTGACACCGATTAACTTGGTCCTCGCTCCAAATTCTTGGGCACCAACGGGACAGTCGTATTGGATCATCACGGCCGGCGTTGCTTGTGAGCTTGCCGCATTGCTCACCATTCAGGACTCCCTGGGCACCAGACCGTACACTCCTGCCTCCGGCGCAACGCTGCAAGCTGTCTTTCAGCGCGGCGACAGTATCGGCGGCAACACCACTACCTTGACCGTCACCAAGACAGCCGCCATCGACGTAAACAACCGCTCGCTGTCAAAAATCAGCATCTCCGCGGCGGACGCAGACAAGATCATAAGCGGCACGATCGTCTGGACTCTGACCGAAGGTACCGCTGTCAATCGCTGGACGCAAAATTGGGCTGTCAAAAAGCTCAATACGACTGCGGGGTTCTAAGTGGCTCAGGTCTACGACGCACAGTATTATACGTACCCAGTCTTCACGACCGACCTCGGCTTTGAGGGCTCGACCAAGCGCTTCCGCACCATGCCAATGCCGGAAGATGTGTATCGTTTTGCGCTTCTTGGTCTGCCCAAGATCTTTCCTTTGACACAAGAGCCGATCACTCCGGATGATGCCAAGATTTTTCTGGAGAACGCCATCACTGAGATTGAGATGTCACTTAATATTGACATTACGCCAGTCGATCATTGGCAGTCGTTTGACTACATTGACGGAATGTTCTCGGCCAACTACACCGGCCTGAAGCTCGAGCGCTGGCCGGCCACCAAAGTGGTCGATCTGATGATGAAGTTCCCGCACACTCAGTCGGTGTCGCCGGGTATCACCCCACTTCCGGGACAAAGCCAAGTATATCAACAATATACCATTCCTAAACCATGGGTTGCACTGCGGCGCAATCGCATCAACGTGATGGCTGCATTCGGTGCGGTGTCGGTTTCGACGGGCGAAGCGGCCACGGCGACCGGTCTCTTTTCATATATTACGGGCTTTGCCCGCGGTGCCTACCAACCAGCCATCATCGAGTGTCGGTACACTGCCGGCTTCGAAAATGACAAATTACCTAGCTCTGTCTGGGACTTGATTGTAACGCTTGCCTCTCTGCGCTTTCTGGAGGCTGTTGCTGCGCCACTGTTTCCGATTGCCGGCGTAACGGTTGCGATCGACGGCGTCAGTCAGAGCGCGAGCCTGCCGGGCCCACAATTGCTGCTGCAAAAAATTCAGTCGTTGAAGGATCAGTACGCCGCCAAGGTGAATGCCGTCACCCGCAACTTCGGCCGCACTTTCAAGCTGGCCTTTATAGGTGCGTAATCATTGAGAAAACTCGGCCGCTTCTCATAAGCGCCGAGGGCCAAAGGGCAAACCTAGTTCTGTGTGATAAAATATTGGATGCCGCGACGTTACAGAGATGACAAAGGGAATAGTCAACTAAGTCGTGGTAAAATTAAAAACGAATCGTTCTACTACTGGTAGGGAGAATGCAAATGCAAGGTCAGCTACTCGATCCGAACCTCATCCGTCAGCTTGGTCAAAAGCTTGAGACCATGGCAAAGTCATTTGCCGCTGGTTATCAAGGCTTGCAAAACGCCGGCCGTACGGGCATCGCAGCTCTCGCTGGCGATAACATCGACCCAGTGATGCGTTCGATCACGCTTGAAGACAAAGACTTCATGCTGACGAAAGACATCCCCACCATCAAGGCTACCCAGTCCGTGTATCACTACACGGTTAAAACTGCGGTCCGTTCTGGCGTTGACCTCGCCGGTTTCGAAGCCTTCTTGCCACAAGAAGACACCAGCCAGTACATGCGTGTCGCTGAAGTGCTGAAGGTTTACGGTATCCGTAAATCCATCACTCAGATGGCTCAGTTTGTCAACGAGGCCGGTGGTTACTCGGTTGACATCGAAAAAGAAAACGACATCAACGCAGCTCTGGCGATGGCCGAAGCTCTTGAGCGTGACCTTTACGTCGGCGGCGACTACTACGTCGATTCCGACGGCGCGATTGACAGCCTCGTTGCTGCCGATCCAAACGGCCCGATCCGCAACATCCGTGGTATCCAAGCGAACATTCGCGAAGGTGACTCCGGCATGCGCGGTATCCCAGGCGACTTCATTGGCTACGGCAACAACCGCTCGGTTGTTTTCGACCGCCAAGGTGGCGTCATGGACCGTACGTTCCTTGACAAAATCGTCACTGCCGTCCGCGATAGCCGCGGCGCAGTCAAAGAAGCACACTGCACGACCAGCCAACTGGCTGAGTTCCGCGCAACGTTCTTCCCCTTCGAACGTGGTGACCTCGGCGCGCTGTACGCGATCCGCGGCGCTGGCGTGACGAACGACGAACAAGCTTCGCTGCCGATCCAATCGGTTGCTGGCGTGATCGACTTCATCCCGACCGTGTTCAAATACATGCGTCAACGCCCAGAAGCCATCATGGGCTCTGTCGGCACGGCTCCAACCCAACCACAGACCCTCGCGGCTGTGATGGGCGGCGCTGCAACCGGCTCTGGCTTCGCTGCTGGCCAAGTGCTGCGTTACACGGTTCAAGCCGTGAACATCTCCGGCATGTCGATTGCCGCAGTCCCAGCCAACGTCACGATCGGTGTGGCCAACCGCCCAGCCGACCTGACCTGGACCCGCGTCGCCGGTGCAGAATACTACATGGTGTTCCGTACCCCGATCGAGACCAACGGTCTTGCCGGTACCGAACTCTTCATCGGTAAGCGCAAACAAGCGAACACGGGCACGATCTCGTACCGTGACAACGGCCGAGTCGTCCCAGGTCTGGACAGCGTGCTGTTCTTGCCACGCGACAAAAACCGCGCTCGCCTCGCCATCCTGGGCAGCTTGCTGAACAAGCTTCAGCTCGGTACCCGCGGCCTCGCCTTCGAGACCGTCTACGCAAGCTACTGCGGCTGCGTGGTTGACCGCCCGCGTTCCTTCGCGGTCGCCGACAACGTTTACCAACAGCGCGAAGGCGTCTAAGGTAGCGTAAGCTAGGTAAGAATTAAAAGAGCCTGGGATCACTCCCAGGCTCTTTTCCTTTATCCAACCGCTTTGAATTTCTTGAAAATCTGATCTTCAATCATTTGATTGATCATGCCGTTGGTGCGTTCGCCGAGGCCAGAGATGGCTTTTTCGTCCCCGTGGCCGGTGACGATCTGCTTGATGCCGGTGTCGTTCGCGATGCCGCTCAAGAATGCGTAGAAGTCGCTCTCTTTGACTTCGTCAACGTTTCTGAGGAGGTTGCGAACTTGCTTGGCGTCACTGCCGGTCCGGAATGACGTCTCGACGCGAAAGGCGTAGCCGCTCATTTGGTTGTTTTTGCTGTCAAATTGACTGGTAAGTTTGACCTGGAGCGAATAAGGCTCCCTGACACGAAGGACGCCCTCTTCGACGGAAACGTTAACAAGGCGAGCATGAACGTGGGCGTACGAGATTTGCTCGTCGGTGAAGCTCGAGCGGCGCGGCTCGATTACGTAGACTTCCCAGGCCATGGCTTTTTTGTTCATTTTCATTTGAGGCTCCCGTCGTTGTTACAAACCTCTTATCGGCACGACGGGAGCAAAACTTTAGCGAAAAAGATCTACCGTGACCTGTTCCCCAATATACATCAATGGTCCTGAGGGGATAGCACCTAACTTATGCTCGAGGGCGATCACGCACTGGCCGGTCAGGTTATAGGCCTCCTCCCAGGTCTTGGCTGCGGCGACGTTCCTCAGGAAGCACCCATCCCAGAAGGTGTATTGGAGGTCGTTGCTGCACCCGAACGATGTCCGGTCAGGTGCCGCCGCGGTCAGAACGATGCGGTTAGGCTTTTGCATGGCCCCGTATGCGAACGTCCCTGAGAAGCAGGCAGACACGATCACAACGGTCGGCCCAGGGCATGCCTCGGTCAGGATTTCGTCCAGCTCGTTTGGCGTCAGGGTATCCGACCCAAGAGCAAACCCCTGGCGTGACCCGTGGCTTGTCAGGTAGAGAAAGCACTTGCCGGCGTTGTCACGCAGCGCCTTTTTTAGGGCCTTGATTGAGGCGTAACGGGTGAACTGATCGACCAGCTTGGCGTTGGTGGTGATCTGCTTCACCTCGCGTACCTGCCCCTGGAATTGCGCCACGGCCGTCTTGCGAGCGTTGTCGAAGACATGCTGGTCGTTGCTGCCCGCGACCACCACCATCGTCCAGGCGGCTGGTTGGACGGCGCTGATCTGGAGTAAAGCCAGGAGAAGAAGTAAAAACTTCAATTGATTGCCCCTTCAACCATCCGATAGAACTGATCTTCGGACTGTAGGTTACCTTCGTACGTGCGCTTGCCGTCGTCGAGCATGATGATGAACGGGATATAACCGTTGAAATTCGGCTCAAGCTCTTTGACTTGCTGACCGCTCAGCTTGTCAACGTCCACCTTCACGATCTTCAGCTTGCCCTTGTGAGCATCGATCAGCTGCGGAAACGTGGCCTCGACGACCTGACACCCTGGGCACCATTCGGCCCCAAAGACGACCAGGATGGCGTCGTAGTCTTCGCCGACTTCTGTGTCGTAGGTCGCCATGGTGGCTTCAACAGGCGTCTCGTAGACGGTTCGTGACGACAAGGTCGCACAGGCACTCAAGACACCGATGACCAAAACAAGAAACCACTTCATGCTGACTCCCTAACGAGATGACCGAAAACCCGGTCGAAGTCTTCCGGGTTTTCCGGAATTTGTGTAACATTGATCACATGGTCCGCCGCGAGCAGGCGCGGTGCCGCCCAGTCGTCATCGACAGCGACGTTGAAGATTGGCTTGTCCTCGGCCTCGGCATCGAAGCGAGAGTATTTGCTGACGACGTCGATGTCACGATCGATGCCGGCGCGCGCCACTGCCTTCGAGGCGTCGCGTAGCATGCCAAAGGTCCAAACCGTCATCTCGGCACCCTTGGCCTCAAACCATTTGAACAGGGCCAGAACCTTCTCGCTGTGGGGGCCAACGATGGTGCCCTGGACGTCAAAAGCCACGCGCATGGTGCCCCTTTCGAAGGCCGGCACAAACGCCGGTGATGTGTGTAGGTTCATTGCAATGTTCATAAAACGTTTCCTGATCATTGAAGTTGCCCAGGATGTCTGGGCGTGCTAACCTACTCTTCGGAGAGTTGTGCTTGAAACTTTAATGGAAAATGACAACATGCCAAAAAAGCTGCTAGTTTTGGATTTCATGAACATCGCATTCAGAGCCTACTACGGCCTGGGCGCGCGAGAGAAACTGGCAAACTCCAAAGGCAAGCTGACCTACGCCTGCTACGGCGTCGCCCTCGCCATCAACACTCTGATCGAGCAGTTCAAGCCGGACTACCTTGTTTTTGCTGCAGATTCCAAGGGTCGTACCTTCCGCCACGAGTTGTACGAGGGGTACAAGTCCAATCGCTCCGCAGCTCCCGACGAGTTCTTGGCGCAACTGCCTGATCTTAAAAGGATGATTGAGGCCTATGGATTCAAAACCATACGCTTTGATGCGACCGAAGCTGACGACGTCATTGGCACCGTGGCCACCAAGTATGCCTCGCCCGACCTGCACGTTTACATCGTCTCTGGCGACAAAGACTTCATGCAGCTTGTCGGCGACAACGTCTCGATCATCAGACCCTACAAGCACGGTGGCTACGAGGTCGCCAGCTACGACGCTGTCTTTGAGAAGTTCGGCTGCCGGCCGTTCCGAGTGGTTGACGCCCTCGCCCTCATCGGCGACGCCGTCGATATGGTCCCTGGCGTCACAGGCATCGGCGAGAAGCGCGCCGCGGCCCTGATCAAGTCCTACGGCTCCCTCGACGGCATCTACGAAAGCCTGCACAAGCTGACGCCAAAGATCCAGAAGTCTTTGGTGGAAGGCAAATCGAACGCTTACCTCTCCAAGAGCTTGGTCGTCATCAAGACGGATCTGCCGGTCGAATACACGCTTGAGGACTTCGCAGTTTCCGAATATCCCCTGCAACGTCCAGACCTTAAGGCTTTCTTCGCGGAGATGGAGTTCCAGTCCTTCCTCATGGAAGGCAGCGGACTCGTTGGTGAAATGCCTACCTTGGTGGCACGATGAAGATTCTCTTTCTCGACTTCGACGGCGTACTCAACACGCCCCAGGACTACCACCGCAAAGAGACGCGCGCCAAGCACCGCCTCTACTGGCGCGCGCGGGAGAAGCTGGCTGAGTTCATCCTCGGCCTGCAATACAAGAAGGACGTCCGCGGCTACGCAGTGGATCGAAAGATCCCAGGCATTCGAAAGCTCGGCAGCTTCGCCTTCCGATCGATCAGCAACCACGAGGAGTTCTGCCCGGTGGCGTGCGCGAACATTCAGACGCTCCTCGACCTCAACCCAGACCTGATGATCGTGGTGAGTTCGACTTGGCGACTGTCGGGACTGAAGCGCTGCCGCAAGACCCTGAAGCGCAACATGATCGACCCCAAAAGAGTCATCGACGTAACACCTCGCACAGTCAAGGGAATAAGGGGCATCGAAATTCAAATCTGGCTCGACGGCACCGACTATGACGTGACCGATTTCGCCATCATCGACGACGATCGCGACATGGCCCACCTGATGGACAAGCTCATCAACACCAACGGCAACGTCGGCTTCACTTGGCACAAAATGCAAGAAACCGCGAAGCTTATCGGCCTCGAGGCTCCTGGCGGCTGTCACGAATGAACGTTCATGCACTTAGAGAGTATTGGGATTTAGAAATTGAGTTGTGCCGCATTGCCGGCGATCTTGCCATGTCGAAGGCGCAACTGTTGGCGTCGGCGAAGACATTGCCGCGGTCAGTATTTCTGACTGTCGAGCGAATACTGTGGCGTCAGGTCGATTGCTTGGAGCGGAACGAGAGGCCGAATCTGTACCTAGTCAAGGCCTAGAGGCCCCTCTTTTTCCTGATTACATCATAGATCTTCTCGACTTGCACCACACAGGCGATGTGAGTCTCCATACAGTCCTTGCCGCCCTTCAGCTCGCAGAGCGTGAGGTTGACAAAGCAGCGCTCCATGACCTGCTCGTACTCCGTGTGGATGATTCGTCGCTCGAGGTTTTTCACCTCGACGGCAAGTTCTGAATATTCCACCGAAAGGCGAAGATAGTCAGGGTCTTTGCGGGCGGAGCAGCCGGCAACAAGTAAGAGGATGAGTAGGAGTTTCACGATGTTGCCTCTTCAATTTCAGGGACGATCTCTTCAAGATTGTAGCTCGTGACGACTTCGCCCGTCGCGCGATAGATACTGACGGCTCCGGTATCGATGTTCCTGACGTGAACTTCGACTTTTTCGCCCTGGCTGGCGATGCTGCCATCATTGTCATCGTCCCACTCTTCGACGGCTATTTCCGCTGCCTCTGCAGGACTTTCTGCCTCGAATTTTGGCCAAGAGGACCAATGGGGGATCTTCGGGTAGGGATTAACGTGACACGCAAAATTAGCCATTACCAACCTGAGCGACCTTGCTGATTTCATCTTTCAGCTTATTGATTTTGTTGTTATTTTTGCTCTCTTTGTTCGCGAGGGCGCTCTTGACGAGGCTCTCTTTCGACTCAAAAAGGGCGTCGGTGTTGATGTTGAGCAGGCGAACCAAGCTCATGCCGAGGTCGAAGCGCGGCAAATGCTGGTTTTTCTCAATCAAAAGAATGTTGTAGCGTGAGCAGCCCACAACGTCGGCCACCTCGGTCTGGCTCAAGCCCATTTCTTTTCTGGCATTTTTTACCATTTCCCCGAACATTTTCGATCTCCTCGTGTTTGGTTGCAGGGGACGCCGGCCAGCGCAAACCGCGCCCGTTTGCCATGTGCGTGTAGACACACATTTCGAGTCCGTCACAATCTGGTCAGCTCTACCGTCGGCCAGATCCCGAGTGACATCAACCCCGGAAGCTTCTCCTGCTGGGATCGGCGTCCCCAGCAAATACTCTCTCATGCGGGTGGGTGGTTCGTCAACAGGGTTTTTTGATGGCCTGTGATAAAATAGAGGGTGTCTTCGTCTATCTCTGTGTTTTAGGAGTGTGAAAATGACCTTGCCTTTTTCGATTAACGGCGCACGAGCCGTAATTCCTGGCGTTTACGATACTTTCCGGGTCCAAGGCTCGCTTCCAGCGCCTGTTCCGGCCGGTCGTTCGGTCATCCTTCTCGGCGAATCCGAGAAAGGCATCCCGGGTCAAGAGCTTGACCTTCGCCTGAACTTCTTCACCGACCCCCAAGAAGTCTTGGACTTCTACGGTACTGGCCCAATTGCCGATGCCGCCCGCATGGCATTCACGACCCAGCCTTCACAGGGCTTTGGCGGTGCCGTCCAGCGTCTCTACGTCTGGAAAACGAACCAGACCACCCGTGCGTCCAAAACCATTTCTAGCCCAGCTGGCTATGGCTCTATCGTTGCTGCCGAATACGGCGAGCAAGGCAATTTCATCCGTTCGCAAATCAAACAGGTTGCGCAAGTTCTGCCAACTAAAACGTTCCTTTACCTGCCAAGCCCAGCAGCTCGGTCGTACAACACCGTCGTCAACGGCGTTCGCTCCGCAGCTCTGAACACCCTGGCCCTGAACTTGGCGACTACGGCCGGCACTCCGACTGCCTTCGCGGCCCTGCTCGCTGGCGTTGCTGGCCTGTCCGTGTCTGGCGGCGCTGCCAAGACGACCATCGTCAACCCAAACACGGTTGATGTTTCCTTCGCTGCCACCAACGACACGCTGACGATCACCAAAACCGCTGGTGCTGGCGACTTTGGTACCGACGGTGCCGCTGGCGACGTTCTCGTTATCCCAGAGGGCTCGGCTCTGGCCGGTGCCTCCGACGAAAATGCCGGCTCATACATCGTCGTTTCTTGGTCGGCAACCGTCATCGCGCTGCGTCAAGCAAAACGCTACGCCTCCGGTTCTGAGCAACCAGTTGCGTCTTTCGACTTGACGGCTGCCCTCGCTGTTGATGAGACCGACCTCGGCCTCTTCGAACCAATCACCGTCACCCAAACGGCCTCGCCAGTCACTGGCCAAGCCGCATCTCTCGAGATCCTGGGCGCATCCGGCGACACGTTCGCGGCCGGCAACATCATGCGTGATGCTGACTACGCCAACATCATCTCGACCGCCTCAGCTGCCACTGGCCGGGTCGCTGCGACCTCGCCAAGCTTCGGCACACTCAGCGTCAAGCTGACGAACGCCTCATGGTCAACGGTTCCTTCTGCTGGTGACCTGATCAAAATCCCACGCGGCAGCTTGATCGCTGGCGCTGGTAACGTCAACATCGGCCAGTGGATCGTTACGGCAGCAACCGGTGATACGATCACCATGACCCGCCTCTACGCTCTCCCAGCGATGCCGGTCACTTCGGTTGTCTTGTCTGGCGCAACGGATATCCTCCAGCGCGCCGCCGGCTTCGTCTCGACGACGGCTGCCGCTCTCAAAATGACCAGCTCGCAAGAGCGTCAGGTTTGGGTTGACGCGATCCGCACGTCCGACGGCGAGCTGTTCCCGACCACGCGCACCGGCGGACAAGTTCCGCTCGAGCTGAGCTACGCCCTCAGCGGTGTCACTGCGGCCACGGTCAGCATCGATGCCAACCGCACGATGACGATCACTCCAACTGGCGGCGGCTCGACTCTCGAAGTGCGCTTGCTGAAGTACAAAACGCTTGGCATGTTGGTGGACTTCCTCAACACCCAAGAAGGTATCAGCGCCCGCATCCCAGACAACCGTCTGCGCTCGCTGCCGACAACCGTGCTCGACATGGTTGCCAGCATGCCGATGCTGAGTGGCCACGATCTTCCAGCCTACAACGGCCGGTTGAAAATGGACTACTACTCCTGGAAGAAGCTGTTCGATGACAACTTCGGAATGCTTGCCTTCTCTGAAGGCGCGCTGGTTCTGAAGTCTGGTCTCCCAGCAGCTGAAGCCACCGCTGGCTTCCTGACCGGTGCTGAGATTGGTGCCACGTCCGACGCCGACGTCCAGCGCGGTCTCGACGAATCCCTCAAGATCGACGTTCGCATGGTCGTGCCTCTGATGAGCCGCGACGCACGCTACGACGTTGAGGACGGCAATACCGATCCAAACTCCACCTACTCGATCGACTCGATCAACGCCGCGGTCAAAAACCACGTCGCATCGGCCTCGGGTACGCTGGTGAAAAAAGAACGCTTCGGCATGCTGAGCTATCATGGTGACTTCCAAACCACGATGCAAAAATGCAGCGAAATCGGCTTCGAACGCTGCCAGATGACGTTCCAAGACGTCCGCGCCTCGGATTCCGGTGGTTCGCTTCAGTGGCACCTGCCTTGGATGGCTGCCGTCGCAATCTCCGCCGGCCGCGCACAAGCGGTTCTCGGTACGAGCATGCTGCGCAAATCGTTTGCCTTCAATGCGGTTCGCCACCTTGGCAACATGTCGCTCTACAGCGACAGCTTGGTCCAAGACTTCGAGCCGGATGACCAAACCCCAGGCGGCGAGCTGAGCCAAGCCATCGAAGCTGGCCTCCTCTGCTTCCGCTCCGTCACCGGCGTCGGCGTGCGTCTCGAGTCTCCTGACTTGACCACCCGCTCCCGCGACAACGACCCAGAAGCTTGGGTCTGGGAACGCGCCAACGTGCTCTTCACCTGCGACGAAGTCCGTCAAACGACCCGTACGACGCTGGAAAGCTACATCGGCAACCGTCAGAGCGACACCCCACTGTCGATCGTCCGCACCGCGGCCAACGACACGATCGGAACGTTCATCACCGGCGGCTCCCTGCTGAACGGCTCGGTCCAGAACATCAAGCGGGTTGGCGTAGGCTACCGCGCCGAAGTGAAAATCACTCCGGTTGAAGCTCTCGAGTTCATCGTCCTCGACGTCCTCGCAGAACGTGCCCCACAAGGGTAAGGTTTCGGTTAATAAAAAAGGCCTCTGGGAAACCAGGGGCCTTTTTCTTTATGTGCTCAGCGGCGTTAGTTGTGGGTCCGGAGTGGCTACTTGCTTGGTCATGTGATAGCCCTGGCAAATCGGACAGTGGTAGACCCGCAACTTGACCTTGCGAGCACTTTCGGCCTTCTCGCGGTAGACGTTGGCGCGGCTTTCTGTTGGGTACCTGCTCTTGCCGAAACACATCCGCAGGTCGTGCTTGGCCTTGCTGGCTCTCATCTCACGCGTCTCCCTGAGAAGTCTCTCAGACATGCTCACGGGCAACCCCACAGATGGTGGCGACCTCGACGAACTTGCCGGCAAACGGCTCGAGGCGACGCAGTAGGTCTCGAACGCCCTCATGGCGGACGCCACGCATCGCACCAAACAGGTACGAGTGGCACCATTTGGGCTGGAGCTTGATGCGCTCGATCAGCGCCAGCTTGTCCTTCCTGTCCCAATCCTCGACGGTCTGTTCAAAAGGCACCCCAATGTCGGAGCCGATGATTTGTGCCTGAGTTTCAAGCCAGAGCCAGTCGTCGCGCAGGCGCTTGTGCATCTCATTTGCCTGCACATGAAGCTCGTCTGGCAGACCTGTGATGAATGCAACCGGGTCGCCCTTCATCATCTTCTCCCAGATGTTCTGGGGATTTAAGTGCGAAGCGAAACGGGCAATCTCAATGTACCGCGCACCTTTGATTTTGACCATCAGGTCGCTTTCGTAGGTGATGACCCAGCCCTCTTCGTTGCCATCGAGTGTCTTGGCGCGGACGACCAGCTCATCGACATCGGCAACCACTCCATGTCGCGTCCTGAAGCCGACCGCGTTGGCGCAGGCCATCAGGTTTTTGTGGCTCATGTGCTTGCCGGTATGTTTGTGCCGCGCGCCAATGAGAATCAGTCCCTCGAAACCCATGTAATCAACAATGATCTTGTTTTCTGCGTAGATGATCTCAACGAGAGGCGTCCACTCAGCTGGCCACAGATTCATAAAGAATTCGCCGGAGTTCAGCTTCTTGGTTGCCCATTCGGCCTGATCAGACCGGAAGCTGCCACGGGTCGCCACGCGCCAGCCGCCCTCATACTCAAAGAGGATGCCGAGGCTGCCGTCCTCTTTGACAGAAACGGAGAATGGCAGCTTGGGAAGGTTCTCGATCTTGGTGGACTCGTGCTCGTTGAGGTTGAAGAACTTGTCAAACGCGCGGGCAACGACTTCGCCAGTCACCTTATTGTAGATGGTGCCGCGGGCAGCGATTGTGATGTCGGTCCAGTGCCTCTCGTAAGTGCATTGGTCGGTGTAGTTGTATGACACGAGATCGCCAAGCTCACTCTTGTTGAGTAGACCGGCGCTGACCAGCATCTCTCGGGTCTCAAAATCCCGCTTTGTCTGTTCGTTCATGGTGGGCCTCCTGAATTTTCTTGACCGAAATGGCCGATGATAGGGCGGCACCGAGCCAAAAGTAGAGGCAGAGCGTAAAGACGGCAGTCCAAACGACGCCCCACTTTATGCGGTTGGCTTTCCATGCCTTTTCGGCAGTGAAAAGCGAGATGAGACACATAGCTGCAGTAATAATGAAGATCATCTCGCCCCCCCAGTGCTGTATCGGCAGAGCCCAAGAAAACTTTAGGGCTCGTTTCCGTATGAGCTTTCTTTTGCCCAATCCTGGGAAGCCGCCTTCTCGAGACTGGCTGTGATCTTGGCCATATCGATTGGTACGCCAGCCATCTTCATGCGCTCTAGGTACTTGGTCGTGTAATCCAAGAAAGCCTTGTCGAATTCGGCTTTTGTGTATTCGCTGATGTCTGCCAAAACGCTGACCCTGATGTGCCACTGACTGAAAAGTTCAGTCGTCCTCATGACTTTTGCCTTGCATCGCTTCTGGAACAGATCTGCTGGAATTTTTAAGTTGGGGCCAATGACGGCATTGAAAAGGGTCGTGGCACTGACGGTACTGGTAACGACCACGTCGTCGCCATCCTCGAGAGGGAAGCGCTCGCCGCTGTCGCTGTCGCAAAATACGAGTACGGGTGCATAGCCCGGCGTACAATCTTGGTCCAATCGACCGCGCATGGCGACGCGAGCGTAAGCCGTCTGCTCTTCCTTCGGGGTGTGTGCCACAGCAACTTGAGCCTTGACCGTCTCGAGGGTCTTGCCGATCTCAGCTGCCAATTCAAGTCTGGCTTTGTGCTCTTCGCGCATCTTGGTGTATTTCGCGCGCAAAGCGTCGGTTTCTTCTTTTGACAGCCCAAGACCAAGCTCTTTCGCGCGGCCGGCAATCCAATTGAAGTTCTCATCGATCGGAAGTTTGGTGCGATCGTCAGTGCCGAGGCCGCGCAAGTCGTACACGAGGAGGCCGATGAGGTTCCAGGCCGCTTGTGCCAAGTGGTGGCAGCCGGTGTCAGGGTCACGAGTTTGGCCCATTTGAAAGAGGGCGAAGTGGCGCTCGGCGCAGTCGATCATGATCTTCCACGACATGCCTTTGAGCCAGTTATCGTCATCATATTTGATTGCGCCGATCGTATATACGCGAGCCAACTCGACTTTTGCGTCCATTGGGATCAGGTTGAAACGCAATTTGCCGCTGTCAAAGCGCATGCCGCCGGTGGTTGGTTTGGTTGGAGTGGTCATCGAGCCCTCAGAGTGGATGTGGTTGTTTGGCAAGGATTTTCGATACGTCACGCATCATGCCGTCTTTATACCACTTATCGTAGATTTTGGCAATGACGTCCGCACCGACTGGCTTTGGTCTTTTGGAGTCGCGCTCGACGCAGACGTCCTTGTCGATATAGATGTCGTGCGTCTTGACGGTGACGGCAACTGGAGCAGCTTCGTTAATTGGGGTCTCGCTAATGCGAGTGGCCAATTTGACCGCCGTTTTGACGTGAACGGGATCAAGGTTCATGTTGTCTGACACGACATTCCAGCCGCGGGATAGATAAAACGCTGCCATCTTGTTCATGAGCTGGTTGAGCATCTGTTCGTTCTCGGGGCTCCAGTCGTCGAGATCGAGCATTTCGCGCAGCGTGTCTTTATTGAGGCGCTTCCAACTGCCGCGGAAGGTGATCAACATCTGGCGTGCGAGGGTACTTTTACCTGAGCCCGGCATGCCGCGCATCAATAGGTATGTAACCTGCTTGACTTCGCTCATCGTACGCCCGTGTACGGCTTTGGTCGATTTTGCACTTTGAGTTCGTTTTCGACTCGCTGCATGGTGCCGTTGAGGGTTCGAATCTCAACGAGAAGCTGTGCAAAAAGCTTGACATGTGAAAAGGCATTGTTAAATTCTGGGGCACCGAGACCGTCCTTGTCTTGGCCGGCGTCGAGAATTTCCTTGAGTGTGTCCCGAAGGACGTCTTTTGCGTTACTCACGATTTGACTCCTGTTGAACCGAAGCCGCCGGTGCGCTCGCCGCCGACGCCAAGGTTCGTGTCACGGATTGCAAATGCCCAGACACCCTGAGCAATTCGGTCGCCGCGATTGACGGTGAAAGCTTCATCGCCGAAATTCGCAAGAATGATACCAATTTCTCCGGGGTAGTCGGCATCGACGGTGCCGGGAGAGTTGAGGACCATCACGCCCCTCTTGGCCGCTAAGCCGCTGCGCGATCTGATCTGCAGTTCGGGGTAGAGGGTGGCTGCTGCAGTGCGGCCGGTAGTCGTCTCACCCATGGCACCCAGACTGACATAGAATGGGCCGCGGTTCTCGGGGGCAATATCAACCAAGAGGCCGGTCTTCACGATTTTGACTTTGCCGGGCTCGATGGTGCAGTCTTCGCTCGCCGAGATGTCAAAGCCGGCAGAAAAATGAGAACTGTAAGCTAAATCAACAGGTTGGCCGTCTTTTCGCTTGATGCTGAACATTGAGTTCCTCCCAAGGTGTCCTCGCCAAAAGGTACTCGATTTGCCGAGAATGGTCAACGGCTACCTTATGATAAAATGGTAGGCGTCGAGCTACATTCCGTCGGGAGAGACTAAATGGCTGGCTTACTTCCTAGTTTTTTGGCTTCGGCCCAGCTAGAGATCCGCATTGGTAATACGGTCCTAGCCTATTGCCAGAACATCTCTTGGACCGATGACATGACGACCGCCCCAGTCGGCGGCGTTGGTGCGTACTCGTTTCATGCCCTTGAGCCGGTCGGCTACATTGGTCGTGGCTCTATGACGATCACCCACTTTTCGTCAGCAATCTTCAACGTCTTGAAGAACATCTCGAACGCTCTGCCGGAAAACCTCCGCAACACCGAGATCAACCCGGGCCGCGACGGTAACTCGCTCCTGGTGTCTGAATACTTCAACCCGGTTCAGCTGCTCATCAGCCGTACGTTCGACGTGAACATCTACGAACGTTCCCTGACGCGCAATCAGTCAACCCAAGCCATTGAAGGTAAAGCGACTTCTCGTATTATCTATACGCTGAAGGACTGCCGGATGACCAACTTGAGCCTGACGTTCACGCCAGGAACGCTGATTAACCAAGTGGTTTCATTCCTTTGCCTGAGCGTCATCGACCATACGGCCGAAGACTCATTCAAATACGCATTGCCACAACCGGCTGTGACCTAAGGGGTTTTCAATGAGCGCAGGTATGGTACCACTTTTTACGTCCGCGCCTCGGTTGCGCCTGCACATCAATGAGCAGGCTGTCGCCTTTGCGATCGGCTTCAACATGAACATCGCGATCGACATCCAACCCGTTCAAGTTGTTGGACAAATGTCCGCAATGTCGCTGGAGCCAACCGGCTACAACGTCATCACGGGCACGATGCAGATCACCAAGCTCGTGTCGGGCTCCACCAAGGTCGAACAGGCCTCTCTGGTGCGTCCCGACTCTCTGATTGGCAACCAGCAGACCCTGACCAAGAAGAGCGATCTCGGCGGCATTGTGACGGTTGAGACGGAAGTCTTGGCATCACAGGTCCAGGCGACCTCCAAAGCAGACTCGAACTCCCTGTTGGCCATGCAGTCGCTGCACACCCACATGGACCCGAGCAAGGTCCTGATCAGCCGCACCTTCGACATGGACCTCTACCTGACCGTTCCGGTGGCGGAAACGATCACGGCAGCCACGGCTCAAGCCCCAGGCGAAGCCAAGCTCAGCTCGAACGGCGCGCCGGTCCGCTGGCTCCGCATCAAGTATTGCCGCCTCGTGTCGCGCAATACGAACATTGCCCAGGGCCAATTGGTCAACGAACCTGTTAACTTCCAGGGCTTGCTTGCCACCCCGGCGCTCGACGACGCGGACTTGTTCCGTCTCGATACCTTGGTCCAAGAGTCACTGTAAGGTCTACCTTATTAGACATGACGCCCCACCCAATGTTAAAATTGGATGGGGCTTCTCTTTAGGATTGTCGAATGGCCATTGATTACACAAACTTAGCGGGCATTACCGATTCTGTCGGCAAGATTGAAGAGCAATCTCAGACACTTATCGATAAGCTCGATCCGTTCAGTGGCATCAATAGTGACGGCCTCGGTAAGATTCCGTTTTGGAGCACCGGCGCGCGCTCATTCATTCGGGTCGGCGGCAAGCCGGTCGGCATCTGCACGGACTTCCGGTGGGAGGTCTCCTACACCGCGACGCCGATCAATACCATCGACACTCCACACGCCTGGGACATCGACGTCGGCCAAGCCATGATCACGGCGACCATGAACAACGTCGTCGATCCAACCAAGGGTCCAGAGGCAAACGGACTTTTCCACATCATGCAGTCGGCAGTTCACCAGCCGATGGTTGAGATGCAGGTTCTCGACGCCCTCGGCACGAGCCTCTTTTTTGCCCGCGGCATGTTCACCAAAGTGAACGGTAGTGTCGCCCGCGGCCAGATATCCAACATCACAGCCTCTTTCGTGGGCATCGCCTACCAACACTACGTCACCCAACAGTTCAAACCCTACGACAGCATCGCTGGCGCGCTCAGCGGCTTGGTCGATGGCCTCGCGGGCCTCGCAAGCACTGCCACCGGCGGCCTCCTGTAATTGACAAGTCAGCAGATTTGTGGTACCTTTCTCGCTATTGGGGAGCTGGGCCAGTGCAATACAACGAACCGCACATTGAAGGGCGCATCGAAGCTGCCAAAAAGTTTGCCGAAAAGCTGCTTTCTGGACGCGTCGAAACGAACGAAGAGTTCGAATGGTATCTTCGATTCCTGGTCTCCAAGCACTATCAGATCCCAATTCATTCTCAGTATTTTGACGATTTAACTTTCGATCAGCTGCTGCTTGAGGTAGAATTGATTCGCGGCGTCTCCGCGACGCCAGAGCAGCGCGCTTCCGACATTGTGAAGTCGAACAAGGACGAGGTCGATCATCTCTTTGACGGCATGGAAGACCCAGTCTTCACGCCGCCATCGATGGACCCAGCACAGAATCAATTCGCGCGTGACGCGATGGAATTTATGGAAACCGGCGAGTTCAAGGGAGAAGAAAATGGTAAAGAATGAACCAGTTTGGATCGACATTGACTGCAAAGGCGAGAAGACCGCCGAGCGCTATTTCGGCCGCTTTTCTGTCAAGCCATACCTGAAACACAAAGAGAAGAACGAGGTATCGCGCCTCGCTGAGACCTACAGCCGCGGCATCTCCGAAGACGTGGCTCAAAAAGGCCTCATGTACATTCTGGCACAGCTGCACTTCCACATTGTCGATACCGACGCAAAGTGGTGGAAGGATTCCGAGGGCGGTCTCGAGCTGCTCGACGAGGAGCCGATCATCCAGATCCTGATCGCAGTTCAGGACAAGCAGGCCGGCAACAAAAAAGAAGAGAAAAAAGAAGAGCCGGCTCCAGCGGTTCCAGCCTAATGATTAATTGGGATCAAATAGCCAAGGATTTCAAAGCCGTCCTTGGCTATGACGCTCTCAAAATCGATCCATCCGGCGTCCAGGCGATGGTGGTGTCCGACAACACCCCGATTGCCATCCTGAAGGCCGGCGAGCAGGACTCTATCAACGTCCACCTCAGGGCCAGCATCCTTCCCAATACCGCCGGCCTAATTGGGTCGGTCATTTCGCACTCTCACGCCATGTATCTAGGCGAAAATTTTGAATTTCTCGAGGACGGCAGCTGGGTCTTTGGTCAAGATGCCTTGAAATTCTTCGCAGATAACGCTAAAGTTCTGCTTGGGCATGCCGATAAGCTGAGCGATGCCGCGCCGCGGCCGGCACTTGATCTCAAGTCACTCAACTAGGAGCTGGTGATGCAATTTACGAAGGCACAACGTATCGAGTTGGAAGGCCTCAGCTTTGCGCTGTTTGGCGCTGAGAAGCACTATACGCGCTTTTCAAAGACGAAGGTCCTGGAAGATTTCATCACCGTCCGCGAAGAAAAGATGATCACGGTCAACCGCGGCGGCACCAAGATGACGCTACGCAAGGCCATCGCCAAGGGCTTGGTTACCGGCAAGGACAAAAATGGCGACGACGTGCCGCTGTTTGTCGAAAATCAAAAGCCGGCCTATCGTGAGCCTACCTTCGAGGAGGTGCGCCGGTCCATGGTCAGCGCCCTCGAGATGAAGCGCTACAGCGAGCTGTCGCCGGTCCACGTCATGCTCGATGCCGCTGCCAATTTTGTCAAAGGCACCTTGGAAAACCTGCCCTACCTCGTCGTCTCGGACAACGAAAAGAACGACTTCAAGTCGCTGGTCGATCTCATCCCCGAAGACAAGCGCAAGGTCCTGAACGAGCGCGTCGTGCCAAAGCAGAACAAAAACGTGTTCTGCCTCAACGGCTTCCAGTTTGCCAGCGACGTCCTCTTCTGCGTCACGCGCCCTGAAGAGTCGGCCGAGCTTCTCGTCAAGTACGAGAACGCCGATTACGCCGACGGCCCAAACACCGACGACGACAGCGAATCGCTGACCACCAAGCCGGACGAAGGTTCGGGGGAGACTACCAGTGAAGCGGCTACGTAAGTTTTTCGCCCCGGTCTGGGGCACCTGGGAGTTCCGGTTCATCAAGAACTTTCTCGTCGTCTCGTTGCGCAAGGAAGGCGCTGGCTACGATCATATCGAGCTTATCGAATATGACGACATCAACCCAAACAACATCGACGACGTGATCGCTTCAGCAAAACAAAACATCTTGGTGAAGTACATGGTTGCGCAGATTTCAGAAGAGCAGCTCGCGGTAGCGCTGAAAAAGCACGAAGGGGCGGTGACTTATGAACAAGTCGAAGAAGCCAGAAGGCTTGCTGAGAATCAAATTCGCCAAACGGCAAAATGCCGCCAAGCTGCAATTTAGGTGGCTGAAGGCGCGCCCCAAGCGTGACGCCACCGAGATCTTTGTTGAGTTCGGCCGCGAAGGCCCGTATGTGTACCTCGGCATTCTGCGCTTTGTGGTCCTGTGGGACCTGAGGCCGCGATCTGAAAGGCGTCTGAGCGCGCGCTCGAGCTTGGGTAAGATTCTGTCGTTTAGGGGCCGCAAGTGAGCGAGCTGCCAAGCGGCCTATTCCCCCCAGGGTGGGAGCGCATTCTTTCTGACAGAGAGACTGTCGCGTCGCTCCTGAAGGCATTTCAAGAGCTGAAGGGCGCAGGCGAATTCCTGCCGGATCGCTACGACATCCTTCGCGCCTTCCAGGTGACCGATTATGATGATGTTCAAGTGGTGATCCTCGGCCGGGCACCAAGCATTATCCCGGGCGTTGCAAACGGTTTGGCCTTCGGTGCCAAGAATCGTGTCGAGCAGAAGCCGGCGACGCTTCTCAACATCCTCAAGGAAGTTGAGATGTCAATGAAGGTCACGCTCGATGTCAGTCAGTCTAGTTTGCTGGGGTGGGCAGAGCAGGGCGTTTTCTTGCTGAATGAGATATTGACGGCCGAACCGAATCAGCTCTACAGGCACAACAGCATCGGCTGGCAACCATTCACCGCAAGAGTGATTGCCGCTCTCGGTCAGCGTGACAGGCCGATAGTTTTTATGTTGTGGGGGCCGTTCTCCTGCTACAGGCGACTGATCGGTCCGCAACACTTGGTGCTCGAGGCGTCCGGCCCAAGCACAAGAGAGGCAGCCAACAGCGGGTTTGGTCAGAGTTTTGTTGGCTGTAACCATTTCTCCAAGGCCAACGCTTGGCTTGTCAAGCAGGGCCGCAAACCGATCGATTGGTCAAGGACAGGATGATGTTTGATCTGGCACACAAATTAATGATGGCGGTCACTGGGCTGGCGCTCATTGCTGCCTTTTCTGAGGCTCGCAAGCCGCCGGTTTGGCCAGCGCTCGATCCAGAGCTTGAACCCTTTCTCGACGATTTCTTGGCGGAAGGCAAGGTCCGTGGCGTCAACCTCAATCGGAACTTGATTGGCGCGATGGTTTATGTAGATATCCCCGCCAAGTGGGTGGGATTCTGCAACTCGATCGATAAGTCCTGGGAAAAAGAAGGCATCGAACAGATCGTTGTGATCCAGATCGACAAGGTCTTCCGCGGCACGCCGAGGACAGACTACTGCTTCCGAGCGTTGGTTTACCATGAGCTGTCGCACTGCCTCCTCTATCAAGGCCACGAAACCAACATCCTGCTCGACTCCTATTCGATCATGAGCGCCACCCCGTTGGATCAGCCGCTATCCTACAGCGACATGTGCGCCTTCTACGAGAAAACCTGGGATCGCCAACTTGATTGGCTCTTTCGGGTCAAGAAGGTTAACCCGTACATCATGGAAGACTTTCTCAAATGAGATTTTGGCGCATCTACCACCAGCCGGCGCTCAACTATGACCAGAAAGAGCGCGCCAAGGAATGGACATCGCTGTCTATTCGTATTGTTGACAAGCCTATTCCACATATCGTATGCTGGGATGGTACCGAGGATGCTGTCGGCGAGCTGGCCGATTTCCTCAAATACAGATCGCTGGACGTCATTTGCATTCAACGTGATGAGGGGCAACCGTGAAGCGAATCATTGAGATTGAAGTTCCGGTAGATTTCGGTGTCGGCGACATCAGTATCAGCTATTTGGGTGCGCCAGTGCCGGCCAAGTATGTTCGAGAAGTTCCGCCCCCTCTCGGTCATCGCATCGAATGGGACGAGCAGACCACTGCTTCCGGCATCCAGCTGCAGGGTGCGGCAG